TCAGCATCTGCCTTACCTACGGGGTCAAGTTTCTTTTCAGTGAGTTCATCACCTTCATATTCAACGCCTGCTTTTACACAGTTGTTTACTTCTTTACCACCCTTTTCTTTAGTTCCCTGCTTCTTATATCCTTTCCAGCAGGAGCTATTGCCATTGTCATCTTTGCCATCCATCTTCACTTTTTCAAGAACATAAATCTCGCCATCGATCTCATACTCTTCAGTCTCTAGAACTTCATACTCAACCTCTTCGGCAGCAGGAGCAGCAGCAGGAGAAGATTCTTGACCAATATAAGAACCTTTCTTTGCAGTTTTTCTGCGCTTGGTAGTATCTTCAATCTCTGCACCATTAGATTGAGGATCCATTCCATCAAAAGGTGCTTCATGTAAGTTCAGTTCCACTGGTTCAGTGTTTTGAAATCCTTCACCATCCATCCAGCGACCATATGCTTCCATCAATCCAGACGAAAACCCATCATTGCTATTGACCGTGTTAACTGGCTTCTGATACTTCATTGTTGTAGAAAGAGGTTCTTCTGTGTTTATTTATAGATCTAATGTTCTTAATCCATTCACGAAACATATTTTTATCCTCGGTAATAATAATGGCATAGTTACCACCGATTCTGTGAATATATCCTTTATCTCCAGTGCGAGAGGACATAACAATGTCACCTTCTTTAAAGACTTCATCATGTCTTTGCTCTTGACGGATTGCTTCTTCTCGTAGTTTTTTAAAATTCTTCATTTGAAATTTTTTGGTAGTAACTTCTGAATTTCATTCATCAATTCTGCACAGTCTCTATCAGATAATGTTCTAGGAATACCTTTCCTAAAAGTTACAAAATCACCAGCAAATGCTGCACGTCGCATCTTTGTTCCAGAAATAGCAAAGGTATCTCCATCAGCATCTCTGCTACCTGAAGATTTAATCTCGATCTTTCTGAAAGAGAATTCTGTTCCATTATATTTATGGAGGAACTGCATCGCAGAAACTCTATCAGATCCCACAAGAAAAACTACTTCATTATATCCTGCCATCATCAAATCTTGCAAGATTGCTACAGGTTGTTTAGGACCAGAAAAGATTTTACCTTTATGTTCTGGAAACATTTTTTCCATATAGAAAAGTTTTCTATCTGGTGGCAACGGATTACTACCTTTTTTATCTACTGTTTGTGAGATATAAATGCGGTAGTCATGAGAACCTGCTGCCTGTTTTACTCCAGCAAAATTCTCTTTATGTCCAGTAGTTGGTGGTTGAAACCTACCAAATGTAAAGTAACAAGTCTTACAATTTAACGCCATTGCTTCTGTATAGTGAAGTTGTTGAATGCAAATTCAAAACGATTGACAAACTTAATCATGCTGCCATCTTTATGCATAACATATCCTTCAGGAGTTGTGACCTTGTATCCATTATCAGTTTGAACATAAGTTCTAAACTCTTCCAAATGATCCAGTTTATCTATAACCATTTGCTTAAGATCTTGTAACTCTTTATACAGAGCAATCATAGACTTAAATTTATAAACATTATCTAAAAGATAGTTCTCACTCTTATAAACCAATGCACATTTTTTTGTTCTGTTGGCAACTGTTTTTATCTTTGCCAACTCTTTCTGCATCTTCTCGTCATAGAAATTTACGAGAGAATTAATTGTATCATCTACATTAGTAATTTGTTTACCAGCTCTGACTTCACTGTTGAAAAATTGTTTAATGTAAGATGATATGTGAAACTTTGCATCACCAGTGCTACCAAAATTAGAAACAAGGTCATCAAGAAATGGACCAGCAACAGAACACATACGTTCTATTTTTTGCACATGGTTGTCAAAACTTTGTAACTCTCTTTTACTAAATCCAACACGATCCATTGGAGTATCATTTTTAATTACTAATGCATCAATAGAACCAGTTACATCGGCACCTGCATGTGCTTGCATTTCAGCAAGAACACTACCAGTATAATGTGTATGAAATACCACGCCAATTTTTGATCTACTTGCTGCTACTCCAATAGGATGATCTACTGGTATACCATATGTAATAGTATTTGGTCTGAATGTATAGAGTTGTTCTCCATTGACATTCTCCTTTTTTAAATCACTAGTGAAGAGAAGATCTCCCTGGACTACTCCTTTGATATTTAATTTACTAAAGTATCTCAAAGAGAACTTTAGTTTTTCTGCCAAGTCTCCCTGATATAGCATGTCAATCTTTGCTTCTGATGCACAGATTTTTGGTTCAGTCTTATTAAATACCGACTTGGTTCCTACAAAGAAGTACCCATGCTCTGGATGCACACCACATATAACAGACGGAGCACCATCCCATTTAGTTTGCATGAAACCACCACTCTCCTGATGACCCAACATTTTACGGAGTTCTTTCAAGAAAGATACTGCTGCCTCACACCCCTCGGTGCCATAGTTCAACATCTCATCTTCTAGATGCTCTAGGTGCTTAAGCTGTTTAATATTTGACATCAGTCTGACTCAATCCCTTTCTCTATAGAACCAGGCCAAGGAGCAACACTCATCTTTAGTCCTGTTGCTAGTTGTGTACCAGAGAACTTAAATCTGATCTGGACAATTTGTTTTTCACCTGCCTTAACACCAATAGTATAACCATCATCACCACCTAGGTTCTCATACTTAAGTGGTTTATTCTTTTTAACCAGTGCATCAAACTTTGCATTGCCTAGTGGGTCATCAACTGTTGCCTGAACGTTTGTTATAGTTTTATCAGATCTACCAGTCACCTTGACATACTTGGGTAACTTATCTGTGTCAAGCAACTCATCCAAAATATACATTTTGATATCAATGTCACCCATCTTGGTGAATGCATCCTTCAAAATGTCTCTACATCCACCAAGAATTTGTTTAGTATATTTTTGATTGACTATCAACCAATCAGGATCACCCTTTTTATTTTGCTTTGTTGGTTTAAGTAGTCTTTTAATTTCATCTTTATTCAAATACTTACCAGCATAAGGCACACTAGACTCTTTATGTGCAGATGCAACTCCTTGTTCTAACAGTTTCTGAAAGACTCCAGGTTGTTTGATAAACTCTTCAATCTTGCCCATGCCTGGGTTCTTAACAGGTGCCTCTTGAGTCAGTGTTTTGAGCAAAGATTTAGCAGATAATCCTAGATATGGATCAGCATACTTGGTAGAAGATTTAAATTTGACAAGTACATCAGTAGGGTTGTTCTTACTCTCCGACACATAAGAAGAACTATACTTACCAGGTAAACTTCTATAGTTAAAAGACGATTTAGCAGTCCAATATACCTCATCTACACCAGTATATCCATGTTTACCAGCCCACTCCACAAACTTGTCTGCCATGACTTCTGCTTGAGCAATACGAGCCTTCAGTTCATCAGGTTTTTTAGATAATTTTTCTACGCGATCATCATAAACTGCCTTGTCAGTAGAATCTAGTCCACCAGTCCAAGACTTGCCATTAAGATACCAGGCACAGTGCAGTTCGTTAACGTCAGCACTAATATTTTCTGCCATAAAAAATACCTCCCCTAGTATTTAGAGGAGGTATAAAAGTTAGTTAGATTCTTTTCCAATATACTGATGAGTCAAAGTATAATGATGCCTGTGTTCTTTGGTTAAGAGATAGTATCCTACGATTTGTTTACCATCATCCCACCATCCATACCCGATCAAACCATCAGTAATATTTCCACAATCGGGTGTTTTATTAGTATGAAGATAGTGATTAAATTTTTCATGCAGGTTGATCATTGGCAGTTCGTTGCTGACATATCTATATTATCATGAAATCCTCACAAATGGAGGGTTCTTTATAATATTTTAACGATCACCTGCTGCACGAACTTCTGACTTGTGGGCACTAAACTCACCACCAGGGTAACGTTTCTTCAGTTTGTTGATATTGGTATCGATTACCTCATCGAAGGATATATCAAGTGCCATTGTAGCTTGAGCAACGTACCACATAACATCACCCAACTCAATAATAAGATGCTCGCGGTTATCTTCGTTCCACGGTTTTCCTTGGAAGACCATTTTTTTAATGATCTCAAGGAACTCACCCCCTTCAGCATTAATTCCAACACCAGCAGTAAGAAGTCTCTCAATATTGGCACCTTGTCGATCAAGATCACCGATACGATCAGCAAAGTCAACAAAGTTTGTAGAGCACTCTGAAGTAACTGCTGCCACAAATTCTTCATAGCGTTCAAATTGAATGGTCATGTTTAAATTACGAATTGGGAAAATTTGTCTAGTCTAGATTGCCTGTCAGAGATATCATCTAGGCGGTCCATGGTCTCCTCTTCAGGAGCATCAGAAGATAAGATATCACCTTCAGAGTCATCGACATTATACAGCTTCATTTTTGATCTGTCAATGCCTACAGTGAAGCGTCTGTAATAGGCAGCATCGTTGTATCTGTTCTTGAGTTGCTTGATCATGATACGACCTGACTGCTCTAACTCTTCAGTAGATATGAGAGCAAGCATAAGATCGGCAGTAGCGGGAAGACCAAAAGATTCACTAGTATCTGTAAGGTCAACATCACTATTACCAAAACCACTCCTAGTAGTTTGAGTAGCAGTGACAACAGGTAGGTCATGTTCGACCGCCAGACCACGTAACTCTTCCGCAATCGCTTTGACATAGGTATAAGAGTTAACAATGTGTCCTTTGTATCGTGATGAAGCACAGATGTTTAGATAATCAATGAAGATTATATTAGGTCGGAAGTCTTTCTTAAGTGAGAGATCACTCAACAATGACTTGAAGTGTCCAGAGTGTGCTGCAGCAGTAGGATACTCTTTGATAATCAATTTACCTTGAGACTTCCTACCAATCTCATTGACTCTACTTTTGAATATAGCTTCAGGCATCTCACCAATCTCTTGGATATTAACATTCAAAAGATTAGCATCGATACGTTCAGCAATCTTTTCTTCTGCCATCTCTAGTGTGATGTAGAGGACATTATATCCAATAGAAAGACATGCTGCTGCCATATGACACATGAATAGTGACTTACCCACACCTGTACCAGCAAGAGCAACATTAAGTGTCTTGTTAGGAATACCACCCTTGGTGATTAGATTCAACTTGTCGATATCAAAGGGAATCTTATGCTCTTCAAGGTGATAATAGTCATATCTTTCGTCTACATTTTGAATGTAGTCGTGTCCGATGTGTTCATCAAACGATACTGCGAGAGCCTGCTGTAGGATACTCGGGATCGCATCCTTTGATACTTCCTGTTCACCCGATCCCTCTGCGATTTTGATAGATTCGAGGAGGGCGTTGTATACTGCCCTCTCCTGACACCATTTCTCCGTCGCATCGACCAGCCACTTCGTCTCGATAAACTCTGTACCAAGCGAATTAACATACGATACAGTTTGCGTGTAAGTTTCTTCAGTAAGATCATTTCTT